AAAAATAGAGAATATGTTAATCAAAGAAAAAGAGAGAATAGAGAAAAGAAAAAAGATGAATATAATAAAAGATGGTGTGAGTATATTAAAAATAGAAAAGATAATGATCCATTATATAAGCTCAGTTGTAATATAAGAACGCTTATATCACAATCGTTTAAAGGTCAGTTTACTAAAAAAGCAAAAAGAACAATAGAAATATTAGGTTGTGATTTTGAAACATTTAAAGAACATATAGAAACCCAATTCACAGATGATATGAATTGGGATAATTATGCTTCTTATTGGCAGTTGGATCATAAAACACCAATTTCTTGGTCAGAGTCTGAAGAAGATGTTTATAGATTAAACCATTATACTAACTTTCAACCTCTTTTTTGGAAAGACAATATTTCAAAAGGCAATAGATGGGAAGATTAAATATCGTCTTCATCGCCCCAGTCTTGCTCGAAGCTCAACATCAAATTTGATTCGTCATGCTTGACAAGCATGAAGTTGTCGAATATGTTGAAGGTCACTTCTTCGCTTTCGTTAATGCAGTTGAGGAATCGCTTGTTTAGCATAAGCGTAGAATTCCTCTCCGCGTCTATCTGGTCTATCTCCATCTCCCATGCGGCGGTCTCTGATATGATGACCTTTCCTCCTGAGATGGATATGTTCAGTATCTTTTCTCCGTTTATGGAGGAAAGCTTTTTTATGTCTAGAAAGTCCTGCCTGGATATCTTAAAAGACCATCTGCTGTTCTTCAGGCTAAGCCCTTGGTCCAGCTGCTTCTTGCTGAGATCCTTTATCTCGTAGTGCTCTCCTCCGATCCAGTTTACCTTGAGCTTTCCGCCCGCTATCTGTATGGCCCTAGCCACCATCACTTCGTCGCTTTCCTGCGATTCCTTGTGCGATATGTCTATGGAAACCTTCTCGCTTTCCTTTAGGAAGGCCAGATTTTTGACGAATTTCTTCGCGTTGAGTATTATTATATCTATTCCATAGAGGAGGTCTTCGGATCCTTCGAATATCTCGGAAGTCTTCATCAGATAGTTTTTGAAGGCCAGCACTGTCGATTTTCCCAATATCGAATATACCATCATGCTGTCTCCTTCGATCTTTATCTTTATGGAGTCTGATATCTTCGTTAGGTCTTCCAACCTGGATATGAATTCAGGCAGCTTTTCTGTCTTTATCTTGAACTTGTCTTTTCCGGTCTTTGCCATATCTTTTCTTTATAGACATGATATTTTGATATTCGGCATTTGTTTATGCAAAAAATTTATATATAGAGTATGATAAAGAAATGGAATGAATTCATCCGCGAATTCGTCGAATCTGGCGGATACATAGATTCTAGGATGCAGGAGATAAAAGACCTGCTGGACGGGATATCTTCCGAAGAAAGCAGCATTGTCTATGAGTGGGAAAACAAAGACGACCATAGGCTGATAGTAAGCTTCTCTTCAGGCGATCTTTCTGTGAGCTACGACTTCGACATAGACGACCTGCATCTGACGAAGACCGCGGGAGATTCGGTAGACTTCCAGTCTCCGGTAGAGTCTATAGAAGAAGGAATCGAGATGATCGAGCAGGACATAAAGTCGATACTCGATATCGAGGAGTCTATCCTGTTCGAGGCTAGGGCGAAGGCCCAGAGGTACAAAGGCAGGAAGATACCTGGAAAGTACCTTACGAAGAATCCTGGAAAGATGAAGAAGGAAATCGACAGGTTCGTAGGAAAGAAAGAATACAAGAAAGACTGGGACGCGGACTACACTTCAGGAAAAGGTGGCGAAGGAAAAAGAGTCAAGACGAAGAAGTCCGCCGCAACGAAGGCATACCAGAGGATGTTCGGAAAAAAAGAAGACTGATTATAATTTTCTAAGAATTAGATTTTTAATCTTTTTGTCTTCTTTTAACCAGATACATGCGGTTGATGTTTTTATGTCGAAATATTCGCATACTTCTTTAAGTCCTGAGAATTCTTTGATTATATTTTCATTTTCGTCTATCAGAATGGATCGTATTCTTCTTTTGATATTTTTTTCTGTTTCTCTATATTTTCCTCTTGATTTTCCCTTTCTATTCTCGTTGTATTTTTTAAAGCTTTCTGAATTTTTCAATCCATCCGATAGGTTTTTCCTATATTCTTCCGAATTCAGTCTGTCTCTATGCGGTTTTGATTTTTTCAGAGATTCAGACATATTTTTTCTATATTCATTGAATTCTTCTTCTGTTAATGATGTCCACCATCGTTTTATCGACTCTGATATATTATTTCGAAATTCTTCGGTGTAGATCGATTTATGCCTTTCTGAATTTTTAACAGATTTCGACATTGATTCGCGATATTCTACTGATTTTCTTTCTTCGAATATTTTTTCCATTTTTTCCATGAATTCCTGATCATGAAGGTATTTATATCTCATCGTTTTTGAAATGGCATCTTTTATATAATCATCTTTGATGGAATATAATCCGGACGTCATGTTGCATAAGTTTTGTATTCCGAATCTTTCGATTATCTCCTGTTCTTTTTCATATGCAGTCCTTTCATCATCTGTCTCAAAAACTATCTCATATTTGACATCATCATATTCTTTCAATATATTTTTGATTTTTCTGAAGAGAAAAATATTATTGTTTGATATCTTGTCCTGTTTTGCCAATTGACTATGCCTTTTCATTCTGTTTCCTTTTCCTTTGCCGACATAGAAGACCTTATTGTTTTTTGGCGATTTTAAAAGATAGACATAGTACATAATCGATTTATATTTTGTTTATATATAAACAAGTTAACACACCCTATATTTTTTTTTTTGAAATATTTTTGATAATATATACTATTATGAAGAATATAATGAATTTTGAAAAATTTTCGGATAATATTGATTTCGATAGCTATCTTTATTTGGTAGAAGATATATTGAACGAGGCTAGCGCTGGATCTATAGACAATCCAAATTCAAAGGCCGCGAAGATGATTAAAAACAAATCAAAACAGAGTGGAATTCCTGTCGGAATTCTTAAAAAAGTTTATAAGCGTGGCTCCGCGGCCTGGAATTCGGGCCATCGACCAGGAACGCCACAACAGGCCTGGGCGACTGGACGCGTGAACAGCTTCATAACAGGTTCCGGCGGTGCTAGAAAAGCGGATGCTGAATTATGGACAAAGGCCAAAGCGGCCAAAGCAAGAAAGAAGAAGAAAAAGAAATAACAAAAAAGCCACTCATTTGAGTGGCTTTTTTTATGCGTTGTATTTGAAGCTGTGTCCTTCTTCGATGTTCAGCAGCGTCTGGTATATCAGCTTGATGATGTTCTTCACGTCGTCTCTGTGTACCGTCTCGCATGTCGTGTGCATGTACTTCAGAGGAAGCGAGATCAATACAGAAGGAACTCCTCCGTTTGAATAGGCGAACGCGTCTGTATCTGTTCCTGTGGATGTAGAGCTGGCAGCCAGCTGAACGGGAATATTCTTCTTCGCCGCTGTATCCAATACGAGCTTCCTCAGCTTGTTGTGCACCGCAGGCGCTCTCGTTATGACTCCGCCCTGTCCTGCTACGTGCTCTCCTTCCTTGCTCGCGTTGTAGCATGGAGAAGAAGTCTCGTGGCACACGTCTGTTATGATTGCCACGTTTGGCTTTATTGTCTGCGTGACCATCTGCGCTCCTCTGAGGCCGATTTCTTCTTGGACAGAGTTGACGATGTATAGCTTGAAAGGAAGCTCTTTGCCTTTTTCCTTCAGCTTTCTCGCCACTTCGGCGATCATGAATCCTCCGATCCTGTTGTCCAATGCCCTTCCGGTGTAGTAGTCCTTACCGAGCTTCATGAACTGGTCTTTGAAAGTGACGACCGTCCCTACGTTGATTCCCATCTCTATGACTTCGTCTTTGCTTGCGGCGCCGACATCGATGAATATAGAGTCCAGGTCTGATTCTTTCTTGCGGTATGAAATATGTATCGCCGGATGGCCGAAGATGCCGTCTACTGGCCCGTCTTCTCCCCATAGGGTCACTCTCATCGAAGGAGCGATCGTCGCGTCAGATCCTCCGTTCCTGATTACTTTTATATATCCCTTCGAGTCGATGTGGTTGACGAACCACGAAATCTCGTCGCAATGGGATTCCAAAACCACTTTGTAGTCAGAGTCCATATTGCCCATTATGCCATATGCAGTGCCATAGTTATCTAATTCAATTTTGTCTACATATTTGGAAATGTGATCCATCCAAATCTTTTGAGTTCCAAGTTGATATTCAAAACCAACTGGGCCATTTGAATTTAGATATGTTTCTAAAAATTCCTCGTTTATTTTCATATAAAATTATTTCTATTATAGATTTTTTTATTTTAAAAAGATAGAAAGTTTGAAAATATACAAAAATATACAAAAATGATTTTATTAGATTGATATATACATTATGAAAGCCAAAGAAGTGATGAAAAAATACAATATAACTAGAAATACTCTAAGTAACTGGGTAAAGAGAGGTTGGATAGAAGTTAAGAAAATGCCGTCGGGTAGATACATTTATCTTGAAAAAAATATAGATGGCAGTGAGTGTTAAATTTACAAAAGATGATTTTATTCGCGAGTCCATAAAAATACATGGCGATAGATATGACTATTCGCTGGTGAAATATGTCAAATCTTCCGAAAAGGTAGTCATTGTATGCAGGAAACATGGTAGCTTTAATCAAAGAGCCGGCAATCATTTGAGAGGAAGAGGATGCTATGATTGCAAAAAGACAAAAAAATATGATTCTGAAAAATTCATAAATCTATCAAAAGATATACATGGCGATAAGTATTCTTATCATAAAGTCATTTATGAAGGATCGCATAAAGATGTCACAATATCTTGCAAAATACATGGTGATTTTAATCAGTCCCCGACTAACCATTTGAGAGGAAAGGGATGTAGTGAATGTCATATAGAATCGACCAGGATGGTTTTTGAAGATTTCATAAATAAATGCAATTCGGTTCATAATTTTAAATATGATTATGATTTATTAGTATACAAAAACATGAGAGCTGACATTTTAATAAAATGCAGGGAACATGGCAATTTTAAACAAAGAGCCAAAAATCATTTAGATGGACAAGGATGTCCTAAATGTGGCGATAGTTTTGGAATTAAAGAAAACAAATGGTTGGATTTATATAGTATAAAAGAACGACAAATTAGAATAGGTAGATATATTGTTGATGGTTATGATCCTGATACAAAAACAGTCTATGAATTCAATGGCGATTTTTGGCACGGAAACCCCGAAATCTTTAAAAGAGATGATTTTAATAGTGTTCTGAACATAAAATTCGGAGATTTATATGATAAGACTATTAGAAAAGAGATAGAATTGAAGAAGATGGGCTATGAAGTTATCTCGATTTGGGAAAATGATTTCAATAAACTATGTTTATAAAATATAATATGATAAAGTTCAAGCTTATAGAAGACTGGTACATAGACGACTTTTTCGAGAAAGTCAAGATATACGAATCAGGCCATGTATTCTCTCCGTCGGTCGACGGCGAATTCAAAGGAAAGTACATAATAGATAATCCCATAAACAAAGGCCGAATGGTCATGGACTTCGACCAGATGCTGAAGGCGAATAACGGAGAGAAGAATCTGTTCGAGCCGATAGACGAGCAGGAGATAAATCTTGTCGTGGAAGAAGTCACGGAAGACAAAGATCTCGAAATAAAGAGCTGGCGTATACAGCTTGACGTGAAGACTTCCAAGCGTAATCTGAAGAAGATAGAATCTTTCATAAGAGAAAACATAGTAGATCTTCTATAAGAAAAGCCGCTGTTAAGCGGCTTTTTATTTGAATCTAGATATAGTCTTTATTCTCCATGTCGGAATCCTCATGCTCTGCAGTCCGGTATTCTGCGGCTTTCTTATGAAGGTCGTTCCGTCGCTGCTGGGCGCTGCCTCTACGCATAGATATGTCGTTCCGTCTACGAGCTCTACCTTCGTGTCTATTATGGTAAGGTCGTTGTTTATCTCGCGCGCCCATAGAAATATCAGCGCTGCGAATACGCATGCTCCGAATATTGCGCCTATTGTTTCTGGTATTTTTTCCATTTTCTATATTATCTTCCTAGATAGTTCATCAGCTCTATCATGTTCTTGATAGAGAAGCCAAAGGCTTCGAGGTTCTTCACCGTGTCTCTCAAGAATGTTATATAAGATTCTATGAGCTCCAGGCACCTGTCGTTCTCCGCGATGTGTGCGTCTATCAGAAGAGCCTTCTCTCCCATGTTGGTCTTTACCTGGAATCCTATGGCGTAGAAAACGAACTTGTCTTGCCTGAGCTTCTTTATCTTGGTGGTCTCTTTGCTCCTTTTGTTGAGGAAGAAGTTTATGTTCTCGTTTATCTGCTGCCTATAGGAAAGAGCCGTCGCCTGTGCCTCCAATATGAACTTTGAGTTCGAAGGATTCGAGAGATCTGTCGTCAGTGCCTTGAATAGAGGCTCGACCTGCTTGTTCCATTCTGCCCTCTTGTCGTTGAATAGCTCCTCGAGCCTGTCGTTGGTCTCTTTGGTCTTCTGTATTCGGTCTAGTTCTTCCTGATTATATAGATTCATCTTCGTCGTCTAGTATTTTTCTCATCTTCCAGTCTCTATGGAGGTCCTTCTTGTAGCAGCCTGAGAATGTCTGGTCTACCATATCTCGGAAGTTCCTTTCGATCCTGGATGATATATATTCTTCCAGCCGGGCCGCCCATTTTTCGAGAAGAATATTGTCTTCGAACGTTATCTGAGATATTTCCGTCCTGTCCGAGTTCATGACTATGCAGCCGTTCCTGCAGTCGAAGTGTATCGACATCCTTCCTGAATATCCCGAATATCTTCCCCAGCTGCTGTTGGAATTCGCGGAAGGATCATCGTCTATGTTTAGCGTGATCCAATAGTTCCTGTGTGCGAACTTTATCTCTTTCTGGATTGTTATCCTCTCGTCTTCTTTCCTTTCCATCAAAAAGCAAAGAAGCTCGTCCAATTCTTCAATCATGGCATTTCTTTATTGATTGTATTCGATATCGAGAAGCTTGTTTGCAAAAAGCCTCTCGAAATTCGAGAGGCTTTTCTATTTTATGTCTTTGGATTCTATCAAAGTATATGTGAATGAATTTCCGTGTATCTTCGCGGCCTTCTTGACGATCTTCATGAACTCGTCGAAGTCCTTTACCCTCTTGAACACCTGACATCCGGCCGACCAGTTTTCCACCCATGTGGAATCCTTCCCTGCCTTGTGTATGTTTATTCCATACACGCCTTCTGTTATCTTTTCGACGTCGTACTCGAGGTCGAGGTCGGCGTCTCTGTATACCTTAACGGGATTCTTCTGCCTGAGCGCCTCGTATTTTCCTTGGTGTAGGCCTATCATGTGCGAGCCTCTGTATTGTCCGGGAACCAGCCTGGCGCATCCTCCCGATATTCCCATCTGCTTCCATTCGAGCATAGACTTTTTTCCAGGATCGGTGGTGTTGCTCCATTCGAAATACTGCCACGCTCCTTTTTCGTCTTTGAACGATATTGTCAGAGAGTCGTCGAATACGTTTGTTACTTTGCTTCCGGTAGATGAGTTCCTGACTCCTACGATATTGACGTCGTATCCTTTGTTGGATTTGTCTTCGAACCAGACGTAGCCTTTGGATTTGACTGCTGCTTCGATCTTTTCTCTTGTATAAGACATTATTTTATTTTTATTTTTTATTACCAAGAATAGTGGGTTTTTATATAGCTTTCAACTTCTTTATCACCTTCGACTCCCCATATTGACCATTCATCATGTTTTACTTCTTGAAGAAATACTTTTTTATCTTCAACCCATTTTTGAATAGAATTCTCCAAAACCTTTGATATTTTGACCTTCTTCAGATGCCATATTTCTCATATGATTGTCATGAACTGTGTGAGATGATTCTGGTCCACCCAATAGAGGCTTTTCTTCGCGTTCTTCCGAATGACCGGCGAGGAAGTTAAATACTTCTTCTACGTCGTCTTTCGAGGTCGCGATGTGGTCTAGCGCCCAGTTGTGTCCGTTCGTAAGGATCTGGTCTACTTCCGCTTCGTCCATTTCCAGCATCTCGTCGACCAATCTCTTGATCGTCTTGAGGTTTCCGAAGAACATATAGTTCTGTTGCTCTTGATGCTCTTTGATATGTGAGTATGTGCTATTTTCGTTGAATGATTCGAATCTTTCGATTTCCATATTGTGTTTTTGTTTTTATATATAAAAAATAAAAAAGTAGAATATGCCGACTTATCGGAAATATCTGCTATATTTGTCGAATACTATCGAAATTCAATAAGAGATGAAGATATACAAGATATGCACCGACATGACACAGGAAAGAGACGAAGAGCTCAAATCGCTTCTTACTAGAGAGGAAGAGAAGCAGATCTTCAGATACTTCGAGGATGGAAACATCACCTATGATATAGTAGGAGACGACGGGCTCGTGAAGGTCTATTTTCTATGCGCAGAAGAAGTGCTGGAGTATGTAGTGGCTCTTTTCTATAAGTACGAAGTCAAGTTCTCGATCGAGGACATAACGAACGACTTCCTTATTGGCCGAGTAAGCATCGACGACAATGACTTTCAAAAATATCTGCTAGAGAATCTCGACATAGACACGATACTGGACAAGATAAACGAATTCGGAATAGAATCTCTCACCAAGACGGACATAGAAATATTGGAATCAAAAAAAAGAGATACTGCATAGTATCTCTTTTTTTTATTTAGAATTTTCTTCCGCCTGGTCCGCCTTCAGAATCTCCTACAGAAGTGATGTCTTGCCATTTGTCGCCTTCTTTCTTGACGGTCTTGCATCTGTCGAAGTGTATTTTTGCGAATTCTTCTTCTTTGACGGTCTTGGCGTCCGCGTCTTTGTATAGATAGTCGTATACGCTAGGTGCGAATTTGGAACCGTATGCCAAGCTCTTTTTCTCGTCGAAGCCGAAGCTTTCAGCCCAGTCGATGAATTTCTTTTTTAAAGATTCTTTGGAGAGCTTTCCTGCCTGAAGCGATGCCCAGTTAGCATTGATATCTTTTGACCACTCACCATCTTTAGGACCGAAAAGACCCTTTATGAATTCTTCGTTCATAGAGTCGTTTTCTGCGTATGAAAACGATTCGAATGTTTTTAAATGTTTCATGTTTGGTTTTTATTTTTGTATTTTAGGTATATATTAATTCTATAAATCGTTTTTTTTTCAAAATATCTATAGCTTCTTCTCGAAGAGATAGAGGTCGTATAGTGTGTTTCCCTTGACGTTCTTTATGCTTTTCAGCACCTGCCCAGTTATGGAATCGAGAACTTTGAATACTCCTATCTGCTTTCCCTTTTCGTCCTGCACCTTGACGGTGTTTCCTGGTTGGCCGAGCGCGCCCAATATCGCCATGTATTTGTTTCCATATATGCTCTTCAAGAATGATATCCTGACCGCCGTCGTGTCTTTGATGTTGTTTATGTAGGCGTTTTCCATCGCCTTTCTGAGGTCTAGCTGGCTGGCCGTGTCTTTAACCACTATGGTCGCGAACTTTCCTGGCTCTCCTACCGTTACTTCTTCTCTGTCTTGTATCTTGTTCTGGTTTACTAGGCTGGTCTGGTTTCTCCTGATTTCGTTGAAGTCTGCCCTTGCTATGATTCCGCCTCTCATCCCTTTGTCGTACATGTTGTATCCAGAAGGAGGAAGCCTGTAGAATGATCCAGTGAAAGTCATAGAGAGTATCCTGTCTGTCCTGAACATCCTCCATATCTTGTTTATATGCCTCTTCTGCGAAACGGACCATCCGTTGAGGTGCCATCCTCTCAAAAGCGGCTTTCCTTTGCCGGACCTTCCCAAGACCATAGGATAAATCACGCGTTCGTGGCCGGCAAAATGAGAGTCTTCTTCTCCTTTGTAGTTGATGAGGAATATCATTCCGTACTTTATCGCCTTTATCATCGTCTGCTCGCTGTATTTGATAGGCTCGTTGATAGGTATGTTGGCGATGTCCTTGACGTTCTTCAGAGAGAACCTAGGTATGAACTCGTTGTCTTCTATGAGCTCGTATCGCTCTTTGACTACGAATTCGACAGGCTTCGTGTTGTAGTATGCTCTCGTCTGCTTTAGATTCATAAGGTATATATTAATTGCCCGTTCTCTAGAAATGCCGGAATGGCCCATTATATGAAAAAAAGAGCTTTGTTTTTTTAATATATATCGAAAAACAAAGCATTCTATATGTCTATTAGCAGCAGAGAAGACGCCAACAAATACTATCAGCTCGTGAATGAGCTTGTCGACGAATACATGTCTAAAGGAAAGATCAGGCCGTCCAGCCTGAAGAGATATCTACAGCCGGGCAGCGAGAGGTTCAAGAAGTTTCTCCAGAGGAACAAGCTCAACGAGATAACCGGAATAGACAGGGTATTGGAAGACGTCATCGAGGACAGGGCAAGCATGGAATCGGACGGCGTTCTGACTTTCGAGAGCTTCAAGATATTCGAAAGCGACGAGTTCAGGGCTTCGAGTCTGAAGCAGTGCATCTACAGAGGGCTGGAAAAGGCAGACGTAGAGATGGAGAAGGCGCTGGCCGACTATTTCGACACGAATCTAGGGTCGATAGACGTGATAGATTCAGACAAGCACGTATTCTATATAGAAGACCAGAACGCAGAGGCGATATGCCTGACGCTGGAAGAGATGAGGACCATAGAGGACAACATCGTAGAATATCTATATTCTGAGCTGAAGAAGAAAGAGATAGAGCTTATAGACAAAATGACCGGAGACCTTACCATAAACATAGGAGATTTCATAGCGACGAACGACGCCGTATTCGACGCCTTCGACGCCGCGATCAGGAAGAAGCTAGACGAAGGGATATTGGCAAAGCTGATAGAGAACCTGATTGCTGGAGACTATCCAGGAATGGCGGAGATGGCCAATATAAGGAACTACTATATCTGGTATTGGGAAAAACAGTGAAAAACATGCAACATCATGATATACAAATAGCATATATCACGGAATTGATATTGTCAGAAACGAAAAAAGAGAGCCTTAGCTCTCTTTTTCTTATTCCAATATCGTCTTCAGCTTGGCTTCTCTGATAAGCCCTTTCGTCGCCGAATTCTTCAGATTGCTTTCTATCGCTTCGAATATCTTCTTTCTAGAAAAGAATCCTGCGTATGCCGTGTCTAGCCCGTCGTTTTGCGCAAGAACTCTTATGAAGAGGTTTGGCTGTATCCTCACTACGAATTTGTCCAGTATTATTTCTAGTTTCGATCCTTCTTTCGCCTTTTCGATGCATTCGAATATGAATGCCTGTTCCATTTCTGGTCCGTAGTTGAACGGAGAAGCCTCGAATCCTATCGCCTTCAGGAATCCTATCGCTATCTTCACTTTTTCGTACCTGCATTTCGATTTCGTCTCGGTGTCGTAGTAGGAGAATCTCGAAGGCATCTCTTCGAATTCTTCTTCCGTGCCTATGTGGTAGGCGCCTTCTTCGAGCAGCGAGTCTAGCTTGATGTCTCTCTTCGCGGCTTCGTCGTATGCTCTCTTCTTCTTTATGTACCCTGTAAGCTTTGTGTCGAACAGGAAGTGCGTCTTTCCTGTTTCTTCTGCCAATCTCTCGCATTCGTCTATCAGATACGATTCTATCTCGCTTCTCTCGTATGAGAAGACGTTTTCTTCTACTGTCGACTCTTCGAGGATCGTGTCTTCTTCTATCTCTATCGCAGTTGTTCCATCTGGAAGCGTCACTTGCTTTATGCTCATGCTATCGCGTAGTTTTTTTCGTGGTCTAGCTCTTTTTTCAAGAAGAGCGTTAGAACATGGCATTTTTCGTATTCTTCCGATTCTTCGAAGAACGCTATCATTTTTTCTATGAATTCTCTGCTATATGGCTTCAGCGCCACATCGTAGGGCTTTCCTGACGATATTCTTTCGTAGTTGCTGTTCATGAGGTATGAATAGCTTCTCAATACTAGCTTTTCCATTATTTCTGGCTTTGGCTGTTAAGGAATTCTATTTCTTCTTTCGTAAGCTTCTTTATGCCTACTTTGTTTATCTTGTCCAATATCGAATCTACGTCTAGCATGGATTCGTTGTTGCTTATTATCTTCTCTACGTCCGATTCTTCTTTGATCGATTCTCCTATGTTCGTCGATTCTCCTAGGTTCATCGCCTTCAGCTCTTCTTCGAACTTTCTCACTTGAGATTCTAGCTCTTCTCTAGATATGGTGACCCCAAGAACCTGCACGACATCCTTTATCTGCTTTCCATATTCTAGCATCATAGCTTCTTCTAGCTTTTTGGCCGTGTCTCCTTTCATTCCTTCGGTCGAATGCAGGCATTTTCCTTCTTTGAATATGCAGAATACTTTTTTGTCCATAAGGTATACTATGTTTACTTTTCCATAGTCTTTCAGCTTTAGGTCCACCATAGAGGTCATGTTCAGCCTGCTTACGAATACGGACTTTCCTTCTCTTATGCACTCGATCGTTTCGGCGAACTGCTTTTCTCTGTCTTTTCTGATTGACGCGGCCTTGGCTATTTCTGATATCTTCCTTAGTATCACCGCAGACGCGACTCCTGCCGCGAACAGCAGATATAGCTTTAAATCTTCCATATTACAGATTATATATAATTTTTCTTATTTTGATCAGCAGATTGTCTACGAACTTCTCGTCTACTTTGTCTGGGAGCGCCGAATCCGCGAACAGCCTGTCGATTTCCTCTATTTCCGCCTCTACTTCGGATATGAGAGTATCTAGGTCTATCGCTCCTCTCCTGATAGAGATGAGGTACTCCGTGTCCTGCCTTCTCACGTTGATTCCCTTTCCCTCCGCGATTTCTCTGGCCATCGACATAAGCCTTTTCGAGTGCATCATGTTCTTTCCGTCTATCTTCTGCCCGTGCGTCTTCACCTCCACCCATCTGGCCTCGTTCTTCTTCTCTAGCCATTCCTGGTATTCCTTGTACTCCTTGCAGTGCTGCGAGTATCCGTCTTTGTTGTAGTAGATGTTGCAGATTGGCTTCTCGCCTTTTGGAATAGAAGATAATCTAAGTGCATTTGACTCCGCGACATTTGCACCTTCACCAGTCTTTACAAGACCTTTATAACCAAAACCCATTGGGTAACCCTTTTCTTTAAGTTCTTGTTTTAATTTATTTCGATACTCTTCACTATATACTTCAGAGTGACATAATGCTGCACTTTCATCAAAATATACCGCATATACATCCCTAGCATTTGGAACATTTACAACTCCACAAAACTTCTCATCATAGATATAACGTTCAATACTATCTCCATTCCATTTTTTCCACGGAATCGATCTCTCTCCGTCGATCACATAGACGAAGTCGAGCACGTCCTTTCGAGTCACTTTGTCTTTCTCCCAGTTCTGCTTCTTGTTCTGTCCCTTCGCCTTCTGTATCTGCATCTTCCCGTATCCGCCGAAAGACTTTGAGCATATCTTCGTTATGAACTTATCTCTGTTCTGAAGGACTTCGTCGAATGCCGGATGCTTGTACACGACGCAGTCTTCTGGAGTGTTTAGCAGTTCCAGCACGGTTGGGTTGTTTGATGCCAATAGGTTCAGGAACCTCTTTATCTCGTAGATGACGATGTCGTTCTTGTCGTCGTTTATCTGCTCTTTGTATCCGTTGCCGAGTATGTCGTCAATTGATTGTATGAAAACGCCGGCGTAGTCGGTGTCCGACGTCTCTACGCTTGTTCCGTATGCGCGCGAGCCCCTGATCACGAGCAGCAGCGGCTTGGCCCCTGTCGATTTATCCTCTATCAGCTTCTCTAGTTCTTCTCTCATTTGATTCGTGCCTTTATGCAAAGATATATATTTTGGGAAATATTGCGAAATGGCGTACGCGGATTTTAATATATAACCAAAACTCAAAAGAAAGACATGCCTACACAGAGCTACAATACGGGTAACTCCATATACGATTCCTATGCATCCGGAAATCCCAACGTGGTCGCGGACTACAGGTACATAACTCTGCTTCTCGACAACATACCAGACAACACAGCGAACCTGATCGACGCGAAAGACGTTCGAGACGCCATATGGACTCTCTGGAACAGAGTGGAAGACGTAGTAATAGGCCTTTCTTCTTCTGGAATAAGCATCGATGGATCCACTTCTTCCGGCACTTTTTCCGCGGACCTTTCCTATAACAGGACTAGGCCTTCTTCCGCCCCTGCAGTAGGAGGAGTTCCTACAGGATCGACCTTTTCTGGAACAATACAGGACGTGCTCGATAGGATATTCTATCCTTATACGGCGCCTTCCTGCTCTCTTTCTGGCGGAGGCTCTAGGCTCTTCAACGGAAATACGTCGGTGAGCCTCAACTTCACCGTCAACAAGGCCGAGAAGCCGATAGCCTATATGGGGATAACCAAGCTTGACGGAACCACCAATCTTTCAGTTCCGGCATCTATCAGCCAGAACAACACCAATCCTGCCAGCTTCGCCAGCGGCGCTTCTACGGTTCCGCCTACGCTGGTGACATACGCAACGCATAGCACGCCTCCTGGTGGCCTTTCTGTCACCAACACCTATACGCTGACCGTCAGCGACGGAACTTCGAACATAACTTCAAGCACTTCTGTTACATGGATGAATTACTTCTACTACGGAACTCTCGATCTTTCGTCTCTTCCTTCCAATTCGAACCCAGACCTTTCTGTGAGGCCGGATGGATCCAACGCTGCCGCGGTCGCTTCTTCTATAGTTCAGATAGGATCATTCGTGACGGACGCGGTCATAAAGGCCAATGCCGGAACCAATAACCGACCTCAGGCACAGAAGCAGCTTTCTACTTCTAGATCTCTTTCGCTGAGCAATTTCGCGGCAGGAGACAAATATCTGTTCTTCGCCTGGCCTACTGGATTTGGAAATCCAACATTCACGGTGAACAACTTGCAGAACACCGCCTTCACCAAAGTCAGGAGCAACAGCGCGTTCGCGAACGAAAACGGATGGAGCGGAACCAACTATGACGTCTGGATAAGCAATACTCCATACGGAACCGCTACCGTGGTAGTGAGCTAAAATGAAAAAAGACAAAGAAAGAATATGCCAACACAGAATATAGGTACGCTTGTAGGCGCCGCGATAAGGCCGCTCAACGACACGATGCCGATCGCATCTGCCTTCGCCTTCGAGATAAACGGAGGGCATCACCAAGTCGCGACATTGGCCGACAGGAACGCCATCATGGTTCAGAGAAGGCAATGGGGAATGCTATGCACGGTATACAACGATCCTTTGGTGGACAACAACGCTACATATCAGCTCAAATATGGACATTTCAGCAATGTGTCTTCCGACAATCAGAACTGGGTTGTCTTTTCCGGATCCGGAGGCGCCGGCGGATCTTCCAAAGGCTGGATAGATCCTGTCATTTCCATAAGGACTTCGGCTCCTACTACACCTGCGGACAAAGACAGATATCTGGTTGGAAAGAGCGCCACCGAATCGCTCTCTGGTGATTTCTCACTTCAGATAAACTCTGGATATTCCGGAACTCTGGTAGGAGGATATGTGGCGGAATACAGCTCTTCCATATCTTCTTGGATAACGACGCTTCCTTTCGATGGAATGACCATTCGCGTCAATGACGAGGACAATTCCTTCTATAGATACGAAGGATCCTACTCTACTGGAAAGTGGATAAAGGAGAGGCTGAATCAGGTCAGGTATCTTTCCGCGTCAGGTTCCGATAGGATAAACTATTCCGTGCCCGCAGACGACTATCTCTCGTATTCTTCGGAAGTCGTGCATATGGTGCAGTTCGCCACTTCCAATTCCGGAACTTCTGCGACTTTGAACATAAACGGGCTTGGATCTAAAAGCATAAGAGTGCAGACCAGCTCGGGACTGGTCGATCTGGCGCCGCTCGATATAAACTCGACGAACGTCTATTCTTTGATATACGACGGGACTCAGTTCAGGATATCTTTGCCGCAGTCTGGATCTCAGGGAGGATTCGACCTGAAATATAGAATATTGTCTAATGAGAGGATATATGTTCCTCCTTATTCTGAATACCTTCTACATGGAGATCTGGAAGTCAATGGAACGATGGATATAAGCAATACTGGAAAGGTGGTGCTTATAAACGGCGGGCTGAATGTCAATGGCGGAACGGTGTCTAATTCTGGAAATGTCTCTTTCGTCAAGTTTCCTATGATGTCGGAAGGCAGCGCTGGATATGTTCCTAAATGGGAATCGTCTTCTGTCATATCGGCTACTTCTTCAATTCGCGATGTTGGAGATAAAGTATCTATCGATCGCGTTTTGAGGCTTGTTCCTAGCACGCAGCCTTCTTCTGCGCAGGCAGGCGATATGTATTTCGATTCGTCCACTAACAAGTTCAGAGGATTCGACGGAACTTCCTGGAACGATTTCTGGTAGAAAAAGCACTCGATCGAGTGCTTTTTTAGTTTTCCAGTATGATCAGTATGTTTTCGATGGAAAATCCGTCTAGAGGCTTTCCTCCTTTCTTTAGATATTCCTGATATATGTTGTTGTAGTCGTCTATGGTGTAGAACTTCGAGTCCAGGTCGCAGTATATCACGTTCGTGTCATGAGACGTCACCGTCTTGTTCTGAGTCCTCGTCTCGCCATATGCTGGTCCGATTGGCCCGACCAGCTCGGTTCCGCTCACCTCTTCTTTTATGAAGTCTTCGAATTTTTTAATCATCATCGCTTCCTGCTTCTATTTTTTCGTAGTATTCGTCTTGTTCCTGAAGCGAATATTCGTCTTTTTTCCCGTTGTATATTATGTTGTACAGAAATCTGTCTTCTAATGAATGGCTTTCGCCGCCTTTCATGAAAACTACGCATTCGTCTTCTTCGAATACGTTTTCGACTCTGGTTATCTTCAGTCCGAATTTACCGTCTTTGTCATGAAGGTCGCATATTACTTTCCTTCCTTGTTCCAGCAAGTCTTCTATTTTAGAGAACGCCGAGTTTTTCGAAAGATACATGAAGTCTTTCATGCTTTCTTCTCTGGTTTCCTGGTATAGGTTCAGGAAGCTTATTTCCTTTTTGGTAAGATTCTTTCCCGAAGAAATCTTGTCTAGTATCCTGTTCAGCTCTATCTCTTTGATAGATTCTCCGAGCAGATAGTATTTTATGAGCTTCTTTATCTTCATGTCTTTACTCTCCTCTATCATATATATTAAAACAGGCAACAGAGATTTTTTTTATATATAGAAATATAGCAAAATTTATATGTATTGATGGATCAAAAGTTACTCGACGCTCTCTCGAACATGTCTTCTGCATTGGAGCAGATAGCGGCCGCCCTTAAAAAGGGAAAGGACGATGGCAGCGACTCTGCCACTACCGCCGCGTTGAAGGGCGGTGACTTCGTCAAGCAAATAAAGGAAATAAACATAGGTGTCAAGCAACTCCAGATAGATACCAAAAAGATACTCAAAAATCAAGAGACTCTTCTGCGCCTTTCTAAAAAAGGAAAGAAGAGCGAGTTTGAGAATATAGGAGGAGATAAAAAGAAAGAAAGCGATCTAAAAAAAGGAATAGGCACCATACTGCTAATAGCCATAGCGGTTCTTGCCATAGGAATCGCGTTCAAGCTTGTAGGAGGAATCAATTTTCTATCGGTTATAGGCCTATCGCTTGCGCTTCTCATATTGTCGTATGCATTTGAGAAGATTGCGAAGCTCAATATATCGATCAAGCAGGCTGCCGTGACTTCGTCATCTCTCGTGTTGATGGCGGCCGCCGTGACTTTTTCTTCTTGGATATTGAAGAAGATAACTCCTATCGGATTCACTCAGGCGCTTACTATGATACTCATAGGAGTAGGTTTCAGCATGCTCAGTCCTGCGATATCTAGCATAATAGAGGCGTTTGGTGGCATGAGCTGGGGTGGAGTCATCAAGGCATCGTTTGGCTTGGTGATCGTGCTTCCTGCCATCGCAAAAGGAATAGAGCTTTCTTCTCATATATTGAAGAAAGTAACTCCTATCGGATTGATGCAGGCAGTCAGCGCCATATTGATCGCTGGAATATTCACGGTGATTTCGTTTGGAATAAAGAACCTTCTGGAGGCTTTTGGCGGTGCCAGCATATTCAAGATTGGAAAGGCCGTATTGTTCCTTCCAATCATACTTCCATTGATTTCCTCGGCCATAGTTAAGTCTTCTGCTATCTTGAACAAGACTCAGCCCATCGGTCTGATGCAGGCTCTTAGCGCCATAATGATCGCCGCCGTATTTTCAGTCGTCTCGTTTGGTTTGAAAAATATAATCGAAGCGACCGAGAAGGTCAAAAGTCCTGCAAAATTGTTCATCCTTCCGCTTCTTCTTCCAGCAGTGGCGAAGGCCATAGAGCTTTCTTCTAAATACCTGAAAAAGGTGCAGATGATGTCTTTCGGACAATTCATCGTCGCGCTTGGAATATCCATATTGTTCATAGTGTTCGCATTTACTCTCAAAATTCTGAATCCTATTTTGGACAAGATAAAGCTCGAACATGTATTGACTCTTCCTCTGCTAATGACTACTCTTTCCATAGCGATTATGCTTTCTTCTCACATATTGAAGAAGACTGCGGAGATAGAATATTCCAAGCTGCTGAATTTGCTGGTATTTTCGATAGTGTTCGCCATATCGGCCATAGTCATCGCCGCTGTTGCTTGGGTAATAGGCAAATATTTTGGAGTAACAAACGTGCTCAAAGGCGCTGTCGCCATAGTGGCCCTTGCCGCGACCGTGATGGTGTCTTCTTTGATAATATCTAAAGGTAACTATTCTAAGTATCCTTCTCTTGATTGGGCAACCGGAGTCGGACTCAGCCTCGCGGTATTCGGAGTTTCGGCATGGCTTTTAGGTCTTTCCGTATTCGGTCCGCAGGCGCTCGTCTTTGCTGCGGGTCTTGGCGCGGTTACTGTTGTCGCCGCGGCAATAGCAGCATCTTCTCACATATTGGCAAAAGGATCGTACGATAAGAAATATCCTACTAAGAAATGGTCGGAAGGTGTGGCCATGGCGCTTGCTGCTTTTACTCCTATATATACAATGCTTTTAGACAACGCGCCGGGCCTATTCGGCTCAGGTAGCGGAGTCAGTCCTAGCGATTTCGCGAAGGCGATAGTCACCGTTACTCGAGGAATAGTAACCGCTGCCAAAGAATTCGCGGATCCTAAGAACAAAGGCATCTGGAAGAAGGCGCCGACTAAAGAGTGGGCAATAGGCGTCGCGTTGGCTCTTCAGGCATTCTCTCCTATATATGGCATGTTGATGAAGAACGCCATATTCAAGATGTTGGGAAGCGGCGGGGTCGGCCCTAACGATTTCGCGAAGGCGATAGTCACCGTTACTCGAGGAATAGTAACCGCTGCTCAGGAATTCGCGTCTGACAAGAACAAAGGCGTCTGGAAGAAGGCGCCGACCAAAGAATGGGCTGCAGGAGTTTCCATCGCGCTCGAGGCATTCTCTCCTATATATGGCATGTTGATGAAGAACGCCATATTCAAGATGTTGGGTAGTGGCGGGGTCGGCCCTAACGATTTCGCGAAGGCGATAGTCACCGTTACTCGAGGAATAATAACCGCTGCTCAGGAATTCGCGTCTGACAAGAACAAGGGTGTTTGGAAGAAGGCGCCGACCAAAGAATGGGCTGCAGGAGTTTCCATCGCACTCGAGGCATTCTCTCCTATATACGGAATGCTGATGAAGAACGCCATATTCAAAAGGTTTGGAAGCGGAGGAGTCGGTCCTAACGAGTTTTCGAAGGCGATAGTCACCGTTACTCGAGGAATAGTGAGCGCTGCTCAGGAGTTCGGTTCTGACAAGAACAAAGGCGTCTGGGCGAAGGCGCCGACCAAAGAATGGGCGGAAGGAGTCAAGCTGGCGCTCGAAGGATTCTCTCCTATATATAGCATGCTCCTGGCTCAGGGAATACTCAAAAAGTTTAAAATTGGAGGAGTCGGTCCTCAAGAATTCTCTGATGCGATAGTCACTGTAAGTAAAGGAATAGTCGCCGCTGGTCGAGAGTTCAATTCTCCTGACAATGCCCAAGCATGGAAAGGCGGTCCTACCAAAGCCTGGGCCGAAGGAGTCGGAATAGCAATGGAGGCTTTCTCTCCGGTATACAGCATGCTTCTCAAGCAGGGGATATTCAAGATGCTTGGAGTTAGCGGAGTCGGTCCTAAGGAATTCTCAGATGCTATAGTCACGGTTTCCAAAGGAATAATAACCGCTGCTGGAGTTTTTGCGGCGAACACCGCGCCTTTCAAAGAAGGCAGCTATCCTACAAAGGCTTGGGGAGAAGGAGTAGGTGCGGCGCTAAAGGCATTCGCTCCGGTATTCAAAACGCTAAGCGATGACACTGGCTGGTTCACTAGCGGTGATGAGGTGATAAACAACATGGTACATGGAATATTGTCTATTACCACTGCCATAATCAAAGTCGGATATAAGCTTGCCAAATCTGGTCTTGACTGGAACATATGGCCAAAGGCAGAATGGGGTAAGGGTGTTTCTTCCTCGATCATGAAATTCAAATCGCTCGGCGACAAAATAGGAACGGATATCCCAATCACTACCGGAGTGCTTTCCATCGTTGGCGTTATGGTTCCTGTTGCGAAAACAATATCTGAAAATTCTGCATATTTTGAAAAGGCGGTTATAAGCCCTACTTTCGCGGATAAGCTAAGTCACAATATAGTCAAGTTCTCTAAGATAATGAACTATGTGAACAACAAGCTTGGTGGATCGCCTTCTGTATTTCCAATTCTCGCGGTCGCCAGCACGATAGTCAGAGTTGCTAAGAGATTTTCTTCTTACCATAGAGGCTGGTTTTATGCGGTAAGAGATGTGAAAGAAGTAGACGAATGGGCGTACCAGCTTAAATGGGCGACTAGGAAGTTCGTCAATCTGTTGAATTGGACAAACAAGCATGCCAGCGGTGTGTCTAATTTCTTCATGATCGAAAAGGTCGCCACTCACATTACCAAAGTCGCGGAGATAATCGCCAAAGGCCATCGCGCCTTCAATACCAAAGTAAATCCTGGATTTATGCAGTCTCTCTACAAAAACTTCATCTATTATATAGAGATGGTGAAGAGGCTCAAAAAGGAACAGGGTGGAATTGGCTCTGCGATTAGTAGGGCTATTACAGGAGATCCTGTCATCAATATGGCCAAAGGCATGCTTACTCTCGCGCATGCATATGATAGGCTCGCGAGCTCTCTTACTAAGATGGGCAAAGCGATGGCGCTTTTCAATGACAAAAAGATATCTCAGTTGGAGAGGATAACCAAGATACGGCCTCATTATGGAAATCCTGCGGGATTGGCCGCGCTTGGTGGCGCGATTTCGAATTCGATTTCCAATGCTCTAAGCGTTTCTTCTTCTATGCCTGCCGTGCAGACTTCTGCCAAGACCAATCAAGAGAAGAAAGGCGACATCTTTCCTAAAGGAAGGTATGGAAACATAGCCAAGCAGCAAGACATGATAATCGACCTTCTCCAATTGCTCAATGATAAGCTGAATATTGGATCAAACATAGATTCTGCTACGATCAAATATCTAAACGAGAAGAAATCTGCCAAGATGTAGATAAACAAATTGATTTTCTGCCATATAAAAAAATATGGCAGATATATCTATAATAAAGAAAATTTCTCTGTTCAGAGAATATAAGAAATCTATAAAGCGCAATCTGCGTTCGATTGAATCGGTAGGGCTCAGAATAGACAAGGCTGAGAGAATGTATACTGTGATCAATATCCCTGAAGAATTGATAGGAGAAGCATATGCGTTGAAGAAGTCTGACATTGACAGGATTTCTGAGAATTATATAAGAGAGTATATATCGGAGATATCGAAATTGTTTTTCGATATAAATCTCAATGATTTGGCATCTGTATATGAGGTTAAGAAAGTAGACAAGTATTCCTATCTTATCATATTTGGATTTTCTCTCTTCAAAAGCAACGAATATTATGATCGCCTCTATCTTAGAATTCTGCCGATATTATCGGCGCTTGCTTTGATAGGAGGGGTATTGCTATTTCTGGCAATGTAAACTTTTGAAAAAAACGATTTATAAATATAAACAAAAACAAAAAAACAAAAAATATGGCAAAAGAAGCAAAAGATGTTTTCTACAAGCTTGACGAAACCACAGAAGAGTCTTTCATGGAAATATTCAATAAGAAGTCGTTTCCGGTAAACGTGAAGTTCCTTTTTCAAGGAAATTCCAAACAGAAACAGCTGATAAAGATCAAGAAGATTTCTGACGAATATGCATTCGAGCTCGGAAAAGAGCTATTGGTGTCTATCAATGAGGATCTTCTCAATGTTTTTGACGATGAATCAGTGAGCATACTATTCGAACAGGAAATCGAGGCTATCAACATAAATATGGAAAGCGGAAAGATAAAGCTGGTAGGACCTGATTTGAAGACGCACTCTTCTATCGTGAACAAATATGGCGTGGATAAAGTTGCTAGGGCGAACAAAGTAGAAGAACTATACAGCGAGCAGAAGGCGGATGCTGATAGAGATGAAGAATTTATAATTTAATGATATGAGTACAGCTATAACAAACAAATACGCTCACGCGCTAAAGCTGCGTTATGAGTCACAGATTGCCGAGGCGAAGGCGAACATTTCGCTATATCTTTCTGGAAATAACCTAGCTGCCATTGGCGAGCATTCAGACCTTATGGAGGAGCAAGATAGATGGATCGCTAAATTGGCGGAGGCAAAGGACAAGTTAGAGACTTTGAAATCCATATTAGTAGAAGAATCTATAAATTATGAAAGTCATAAGCAAAAATCAATCAACAGCTAGTCTGTAAAAAATAAAAAAACATATATGTCAACAATCGAAACCAATGTAGTTAAGCCAGAAACGAGATTCTTCGAAAACGAATCTGAACAACTTCTCATCGAAACAATCAATGAGTCTATTTTAGAGAATAGAATATCAGCAATAGAGTCTTTTATGTCTGAAAATGATGGTAAAGGAAAGACTGATGCTGAAAAAGATAGTCTTTATAGTTCTGCGCAAGAACTTTGGAGAGAGTATACTACTGCTCTCAAGGATGCCAAATACAACTTCCATCTGAATAGAAATCAATGGAAATTTTTGACAGATCTTATAATCTCAAAGCTCGAGTATGACGTGAATACTGTCTTCTTCGCGATAGAGCTTACTTCTCTATTGGGTACGATGAGAGATGTGAAGTATTCCAATGATACTGATGTTATTGCTTTTCCTGTAAACGCTACTGAGATAACTTATATCTATCATTTGATTTCAAAACATAAAGTCAAAGGATTGACTAAAGATTCATATCTTTTTTCAGAAGTTCTCGTTAGGATCGGAAATATCAGCAAGGTATTCAACTATTATGATACTTACGCCAAAAATCTTTCTACAGAGATCCAGAATTGGGTAACTTCTTTTGAAGAAGGTGTCATTGTAGAGAAGAAGAAGAAGTCTTCTAAGACTGAAGAAGTAGAGGCGGTAGCTATTGAACCTTCTAAATAAATCTACTGATTTTTAGAAAAGCCACCGAAATTCGGTGGCTTTTTTTATTCTATAGGCGTTATTGGTATGAATGGTCCTATTATGTCCAGCGGTCTCATAGGTTCTGTGAGATCTTTCAGTCCTCTTATCTCATAGTTCTTCCTATCTCTGTATACCAGTCCATATCCATTTTCGGAAGTGACTTCTATTGTTATGAAAGGATCTATATTTGAGTCTATCGCGAAGTTGAATGGCGCTATCTGTAGAGGCTTGTGTGGTCCGTTTTCCGAAAGCGTGTGTATTGACTGTGTAGGAGATCCGGCCGGTATGCTACCGTTTTCTTTAGGCTTGAACAGATCTGATGGAAGTATCCTTCTATATTCGTTTATAGTCTGTACCGGTTCGTAGTCTATTTCGATCCATTCTGTTATGTCTAGCCAATTTCGGTCGTCGCCGTTGTCTATCGTCGGCGGATTCACGGCCAGCTGTCCGAGTCCGGTATATACGAATAGAAGCCTATTATACTTTACTATTTCTCCTACATCGTAGGACCTGTTCGAATCCCACTCTTCTCCATCTTCATGTTTTCTCGGGCTCTTTATTTTGTTGTTGTCTATTTTAGATTCGTATACTTTTCCATAATAGGTGACTTTGTCTCCTTTCATGTATGTCGCGAATGGTGCCCATTCTTTGTATGTTTTCCATGTTCTTATTTTTATCGTGAAATATTCCGGAAGCTTCATGGTTTTTTTGGAATAGTTGTATGGCAATGGCGGCGGAACAAGTCCTGTTGGATTCTTGTCGGCACCTGCTCCGTCCAATATCGCATAGAAATCGAGAACGCAGTTGTATACGGTTGATCCGCTATTGACAGGCATCAGATAGACTTCGTTCATCTTGCATGATATCGGAGTCATTTCTTCTTTCATGTCTATTATCCTTATGTCTCGAACTATGTGTGTTATCTGGCTTCCGCTCGTAAAGTAAGATCGTCCGGTTATGTCCTGTATTTTGTGAGTCAGAGGCATTATGTTCCTTTTTAGCCACTGTTTTAGTCCCTGTAGCTTTATCGTAACTTCGTCGATGCTGTAGTTGAGCTTGTTGTTTCCTTCTTTGTCTGTTATGAAGTATGTCAGGTTCATCAGATTTGTTTCCTCGAAGTTTTCGTTTGGAAAAGTGTGCTTTATGAAGTCGTTTTCTGTCCATCCTTCGACGGTGTTGTCGAATATGTCCGGAATCTCCACTTTGAAAAGCTTCGAGAAGTTCTCGCTTTTGACATCTATATTCCTATAGTATTCATTTAGCTGTAGATCATTGTATCCGAAGAAGTTTATAGCGTTTATTATCGATTTGTATGACCCAATATAAGGATATATCAAATTCTTCATCATCAACATCTCTTTCCTCTTCATGTTTAGATAGTTCCAGTCTACGCCTCCTTCATATATGTCATATTCTTTGAATATGAATATCTCGTTTGGTCCTATCAGCTTTCCGTTGTTATTTAGCTCCGTCTTGAATCTTACGTCTTCTATTTCTGTCTGGCCCATGAGATTGAACCTTCCTATTTCTCTGTCTATTACTGAAATGGTTATCTTCAGATATGTCGTATCCTGTTCTTTTGGATAGTCTTTTATCACGGTAGATTCCGTTTCGAACATATCTAAGTTTTGGTTGAAGAAGCCAACTATCATGTAGTTGCTGTATATTTCTTCTATCCTCACATAGTATCCGTTGTTGTTAGATATGTATTTGTTTTTCGTGTTTGTCACGTCTTTCAAATATATTGCGACATATTGGTCAATCTTGAACCCCTTTTCTGTGAAGTATTCTTCTGACATCGCGTTTATCTTTATCCTTCCTTTCTTAACACCATTAACATATATCGTTTCCAGATAGACCGTTGTATCGTTTGTTGGTGTGCTCGTTATGGAATATTCCACTTCTTCCTTCTTGTAAAGCTGTAGAATCGAAGAATACGATCCTTCTTCTTTGGCTTTGAATCCTACGAAGAGCTGAAGAGGAGTCGGCTCTGTCGAAACATCGTCCTGGTCGTCTATATAGCTCAGCTCGTATTCCACTTTATCGAAAACGGTCTGCTGATATTCTGGAATATCAACTTTTTCCACATCTCTATTAGGCATTTTGTTCAGCGGAACGTCTTTTAGTGGCTTTGGTCCGATATATGCATATTGTCCTGTCTTTTCTAGCATTTCTCCGCTTAGGTCATATATGAAGAACTCTTCGGTCTGATTTGCCCATTTCCAATAATATTTCACAGGTGCCTGTCCTTCAAAATTCTCTCTCGGCTTCCTTACACACTCATATGCCTTTATCCAGATATCTGCAGGCTTGACATAATTCGGATCCAGCGTTCCGTATCTTCCTTCGTCAATCAATTGAGATTCTGCTTCTATTATTTCCAATATGCTATTTACGGTCGATTCTATCTCGAATATGTTGCTTATGCTTGGCTGCAGCGCCCACATCGACTTCTTTTCAGGATTGTATATTATCTTTGAATTTGGAGCAGAAGTCAGCTGTTCTCTTATGACCATTCCATTTCCTGAGTCAATTACCGATATCTTGTTCGCGCTGCTTGCTAGGTATACTCCACCGTCATATTTGTTCAATGCCATGTTTCCGTACGCCGAAATGTTCGTGTTTATGGCCAATTCGTTTGTATCTAGTGCCAATGACTTGAATCTGTATTCCATGTCTGATATATTCATCGTTCCGGTTAGATTGTTGAATATTACATGAGATATTCCGCTTCCTGTTATTCCTGTTATTGCAGTTTGTGATCCGTTGTCTATCTTCCATAGATTTTCGCTGGAGTATACATATATTGCCTCGAATACTGGTTCGTAGAATATTCCAGTCTGCATTAGTCCAGGTATTTCATATGAAGTCTGTATCGATCTGCTTGATCCGTTTATTCTTATAAGCATTTCTGCGTCTGTTGTCACATACATGTCTTTTTCGAATTCGTTGAATACCATTTTTCCAGTCTTCGTATCTGTAGTCGGCGGAGTAGACAGCGTGGATACCAGAGAGTTTGTCTTGTCGAATATCGATATTGTCGGACTATTTGCATATGTTATGTAGATGTCTCCATTTTCTGGATTTATCGCCATGTCTGCAGCTTCGCTTGTAAGCGATATCTCTGAGACTACTGTCTTCATTACCGGATCTACTGCGAATAGCTTGTTTTTGGATAGACAATAGAGATAGTTGTTGTTGGTGTTGAATTCCAATTCTATGCTTTGTGAGTTTCCGGTAAGATATATCGTCGATATGTATATTCCGGAAAGAGCGTCTACCGCTATCAGGTTGTCACCTAGCACGAATACTTCATTCGCAAGCTGTATGTATATAAGATCTACAAGATTGGATACTCCCGGCTTTCCTGCCAGCGATAGGTCTGATGTTATGTATTCGTTGGGATTGTATGCGACTCCAAACATGTTTTTGTTATGCTGTATGGGGTTGAAAGGACCGCCGTCTCCTGCTTGGTCTATAGGAAGACATGCTGTTTTCGCGAATCCTACATTGAATGCCAATGTTATGAATGCCGACGATTTACATGGCGTCTTTTCCAATCCCCAGAAAGGGCCTTGATAGCTAAGGCTCAGAGTTTTTGGATCCACCATGAGCAGATTGTACTTCACGTCTTGTAGAGGATGCTCTGTATTGTTTATAGATATGACTCTTCCTGTTCCGAATCCGGCATCTTCGAATGATGATTCCGAATCTGTTTTTGTCAGCGTTGCCTCGTTTCCGGTTATTATTATTCCCGTATTGCCCTTTATCTTTTTGGTTATTATGAAGTCTGTCTGTCCTGGAAGGAGAACTTTTCCGGTATTTACTTCATATTGAAGCCTCCTGTCCGTTCTTTTGATGTCAAATTTCAAAAGATTGTTTATGTTCCTTACTATTATTCCATAAGTCTCCAATATCGGAGCGTGCTCTTCGGTCCATTTTTTGAGCGTCTCTGGTATGTCTGCTATTTTGACCGTCGCTGCCGAAGAATCCGAAGATACTTCAGCGCCGCTTGAATCTAGATATTTGCCATATGTGGTCGGAACCTCATAGGATCTGCTGTTTATCTTTATCTTCAGATTCGCGCCTATTTCGTTGAAAAGAACTTTGGAATGCTCTATATGATAATCTGCTGTGGTTCCAACTTCTATCCTGTTTATCTCTATAGGAATGTTCGGGTATTCCGTCTTGATCACTATGGCGTTGTAGAAAGGCGATACATAGGATCCTATATAGTCCAGCTCTGCCAGTATTCCTAGGTCGTATAGTCTTTTGTAGTTTCTGGTAAGCCAATTTCTAAGAGTCCTGTCAATAGTCCTTTCCATGTCGGGTGCTGCCCCGGAGTATAGCCATGCAACCTCTTCTTCATATACGTGCTTGTTTATAGTTATTTTTATTCCAAACTCGTCTATGTCTGTGAATACTATATTGTATCTGTGATTTTCGGAGTATTCGTAGTTTAGCTCCTGTCTGACCTGCTCTTTTACCTCTACAAGCCTTTCGTTTGTCTGCCTTTTTGTTCCTATCTTGTAGGAGTTGCATTCTGCCATCGCCTGGTCGTATAGTTCTGACATCTGTGCGTAGTCTGCTGAAGATATTGCGTCTGTCGATATTGTATCGTTGGGGTATCTCAATACCTCTATCGCCTTTGCCAATATGAAGCTCTCTCTGTCTCCAAGCCCTGCGATGCATGATGCCACCGTGTCCGTGTGGTAGAAATTTATTTCCGCGTAGTCGCTCGAGTACATAAGATCCGCTTTCAATATTCCATTTTCGGCATATAGGTCTACGTTTAGAGACTTCAGGTCTTCTTTGTACTTCTCAGCTGCCATCGCGAGAGTCATAGAGCTGTTCTGTAGGTATTCTTGTTCGAAGTATAGGCGGTCTGTCGTCAGGTATACCTGGCAAGACTCGATCTTTTCGTCAGATGTCGCTTGATCGACCATGACGTAGTTTGGCGGTCCCCAGTATCCGCTATCATCTGGTGTTATGGATCCGAAATATGGATCTGAAAAGTCGTGAATATATGGCCTCTTGCATTGGTATATTCTATTTTTGTAAATGACCTGAGACCCTTCCGCAAAAGTAGTCGCGTTAGATATTCCTTCGAATCTAACTATCGACGAGACCGTCAAAAAGTTGGAATTTACCTGCGATCCTACTATCTTGAATTCTCTTCCAGGCTTTAGTATCCTTGGAAAAAATTGGTAGTTCGTGAATTTTATCCTTCCGTTTGAGATGGATATGGCACCGTCGTATATTTTGGGAACATCCGTTCTGGATATCGCTTCTATTATCAGCCTTTTTTCATTCGGTATACTTTTTGCCTGGTATTCGAAATGTATCGCGTCTGTTATTTCGGAATTTTTGACCGTATATGTTCCGTCATTCAGCTCCGTATTGATTACGTTCAGCTTTTTTCCCGCATAGTATCTCTCATAGAAGCTGGGTTCGTTCCATTCTGATAGGTTGTTCCTGTAATCTGAGTCGATGTAGTTGTATATTCCTATTAGATTCGAGCCTCTCAGGTATATTTTTCCAAAGCTGCCCGAAGTATACTCCAGCAAATACATAGACTCGAAAGTCGCGTTATCTACATCGGTTAGTATCATGACCGCTCCTTTTTTGGTTCCTACTACCGCGTATGTCTTTTTTAAGTCTGTGAACTCTAAAAATTTATTTTCGAAGGTTATGAATGTCCCTATAGGAAAAAGAATTTCGAAATTGTCTCCGTATATCCATTTGGAGTAGAAGTTTGGATCGTTGTTGACCGGTTCTATCCTTTCCATTCCAAAGATTCCTTGCTCTCCTTCGTAGAAGTGTATTCCCCATTCGTTGAATATCTGAAATTTGCTTATAGTCAAATCTTTAGGCATCGCAAACTCGAATGCCGGAAGATACTCCATCGCATATATCCCATATGTCTTGTATACGTCCGATGAGCTTTGATGAAATAGTATGTCGCCCTCGAATCTGTCGGTTGCGATATTGTATTTTACGTTTAGATAGTCTCCTTCTTTGTTGAAGAAGACGAGCGATTTATGATTGGACATCTATGATCTCGAATACTTTTCGTTATATATTAAAATACCGCTTCTCGGCAATAATATATATACATGTACAAAATAAAACATATGCTATGGGCGATCCAAAGAAGGCCAAGAAGGTCAAAGAAGAAGATATAAGATTCGATATAAAGCAGTTCGAGCCTGTCGAAGATACTGATACGCTTGGATTTAGATCCGATGTGGAAGAGATGTCGAAGTCTGCCGAGAAGAAGCTGAAGAAGGAGATACAGGCGACTACTCCAGGACTGAAGAAGCCAATCAAGAAGTTCGAGGATTTCTCTATAGAGATCGAGATAGAGTCCGATGGCGAAGGCGATCATGAATCGGAAGGCGAAGAAGATTCTGGATGCGGCTGCTGTGGAGACTGCACAGGGGAGGCTGGCTGCGGCTGTGGATGCGACGACTGCATGTGCGCTCTTCCTGCTGAAGACGGTGAAGTTTCTATGTTCTCGAATTTCGAAGGAGACGATCTTATACTCTCAGAAAGCATGAAGTATCATATAAAGAACAGAAAGCCGGTTACGGAAAGCATATTCCGTCCAGGATCCGAAGCGTTCTTCGAAGTGCTGAAAGAAGCGAGATCGAAATTCAACTCTATAAAATACAGGCTTCCTGAAATAGACAGAGAGCTTTTCGAATCTACGGAGATTGGCGAGTTCGCCATGTTCAAAGGCAAGATGGTCCCATTGGACCTTCCTATGGAATACGTCGAAGAGATTACCGAAGAGGCCGAATACAAAGGAAGAGAAGTCAAGCTTAACTATCCTATGAGAGGCGGAACGAAGAAATACCAGGTATACGTGAAGAATCCTACGACTGGGAAAGTGAAGAAGATCGCTTTTGGTGACGTCCACGGCGGATTGACTGCGAAGGTCGGCGATCCAGACGCTAGGAAGAACTTCGCGTCTAGGCATAAATGCTCTACGAAGAAAGACAAGACGAAGGCTGGCTACTGGGCGTGCAGGATAAACAAATACGGACATCTCTGGGGTGGAAAGACATATCCAGGATATTGGTAGAATTATGATGCTTCCCTTTCAAGAGACAAAGATTGGCGATAACGTCTTCGTCAGAGAGTTTTCTCAAGACACCGATTCCGGAGAGCTTATGTGGCATCGCGACCGCGAGGATCGCATAGTAGAGGCTATTGAAGATACCGATTGGATGATACAGCTAGACAACGAGCTTCCCAAGAAGATTGAAGGAGAAGTATTCATACCGATGGGTATTTATCACAGATTGATAAAAGGAACTGGAGATTTGAAAGTAAAAGTAATAAAATTATAAAATTGAAAAAAAATGATTTTGTTTTCTGATTGTCCAAACGGACAATCAGATTTTGTTTTTAATATATACTCTATAAAAAATACTAAATATATGAAACACTTAAAAAAATTTAACGAAGGATTCTTTTCAAATCTTTTTAAAGGAAAAGAAGATGAAACACCAATAACTCCAGAGGAAGTTAAATCAAAATCAACATCAGGTTCGGCTTTTGATAGAGATGAATTAAAAATTGAAGCGGAAGAAAAATTTAATTCTCTAGTAAAAGAATTAGATAGTAAGTTAAGAAATACAACTGAAAATTATATTGAAGTAAAACAAAATCCTGCCTTTAAGACTAAAAGTACAAAATCGGTAAACTCTTTTTTATTGAAAATGATTGAAGATCATTATACACAAAGAGGATTTATAACTAATAGATCATATGATGGTAGAGATAATGCTAAACATGATTGGTTTAGAATAATCGCTGACTAAACAATACTAATAAAGTAATAAAAAAATCACTCTATGAGTGGTTTTCTTTTTTAGTCAATCTTTGACTTATAGTTTTCGTTGTAAATTCTTATTACTTCATCGTACTCGCTTAATATTCCATCTTTGAAATCAGAGTTCTCATATTTCTGTCTATCGATATACTCTCTGATATAAGTTTCATATTCAAGTTTTATCGAGATGTCCATAGATTCTTCATCTATCTCAACTGCCTCTGAAACCATATCTTCTCCTTCTTCGTTCTTTTGAACTATGTCGTCTATATACTCTACTGAGGCAAAATTACCTTTCTCTAACATCATTTCAAGCTTTCTACGAAGCTTTCTATTGTTGATAAGTAGATTGTTTGATATGGCTAGATCTATGTAGTCCTTTGTATCTTTAATCGCATCCAATCCATCAATATCTTCTTCTGTTATTACTCTGAATTTTCTGAATATTGGTGATATATTATTTGGAAAAAACTCTTCAGTATCATCATCTGTATTTATTACAAATATACCTTTTTGATCTCCTGTATCATTTCGATCCATTTGAAAAATGGATCCAACAAATGTAAAACAATCATTTGATTGTACTAAATGAATGTGTCCTGATCTGACCTTTTTAAAAGATTTAAAGTTTTCAATATCTATTTTATCGCTATTTCTGTGTGCTGCGGAGTTTAAGTGCATTTTACAACCATTCAAATCTGAGTGACAGAATAAATAATCACAATTTTTATTTTCATCGATTACTTTTATTTGGTCTAGTCTTCTCTCTATATATGGCATCATTAAAATGTCCAAATTATTGAATTTTAATATTTTTGGAGAATCATATATTTTTACATTTGGTATGTATTTGAAAGGTCTTACCGAATTTATTTCGGATGCACTTTTTGAGTATAAATCATGATTTCCTATTATTATATGAAGAGGTGCTATTTTTGATATTTCCTCAACTATATCCATACCATAGTTTAATAGGTTTATAGGTATGATATTTCTATTGTCAAATAAATCACCTAAGTGTATGATTATATCACCTTCCTTTACTTCCTTTTTAAGAAGTGGTATTAGGAAATCTTTGAAATATTCTATGTGTATTTTGTGCCATTTATCTGTTGTGTTTGGATAACCAAGTCCGATATGTGTATCGCCTATTAAAAATATTTTTTTACTCATGTGTGAAAGGACGGATAGTTTTTTAATATACAAATATATATATATGAGAAAAAAATAAAAGTTGAAAAGAAAAGTAAGTTTATATCATTCGATGATGCTAAATCATATATGTCCAATTTATCTCTTAAAACACAAAAAGATTGGAATTTGTTCTCAAAAACAATAAGACCTAAGAATATACCAAGCAATCCACAAAAAATATACAAAGATTTTGGATGGATCTCTTTGAGTGATTGGTTAGGATATTGAAAATAGAAAAAATATGCTTTTTGAATATAATATATACATTATAGAAGCCCTATGCAAAAAACAGAAGGCAGAAAAATATTAATATATACATTATAATTGCCAAGCAATTAGAAAAAAAATAAAAAAAGAATATGCCATTACCACATTATACGCAGATTTCTAACGTAGCTTCTCCTGGGGGACCTGGAACGCTTCCAGACGAGGTAGTATACACTAACCTATTCGAGATAACTTTCGTTCTTCCTGTAATACTTCAGGCGCAGAAGAGAGATCCGCTTCTTCTATTGGAGAACGCGACCAAGATAAGCTTTGCCAACCTTACCGAGCACGACGTTGCTGAAAAAGTTCAGAGGTTCAAATACTCTACGAGAGCTTTCTATGCGACTCCTACGAAGACGCATGGTACTATTCAGATACCTTTTCAGGTGAACGTGAACAACAACGGTTCTATGGAGACTTGGAACACTCTGAAGTCTTGGTATGACTTGATGTTCAACTCGCAAAACGGATCGCTACACTACAAGAGCGACTTGATAGGTACTATCATCGTAAACCAGCACGACAAAAAGGGTGTTGTATTGAGAAGGGTTACTTTCCAAAACTGCCAGCTCTTCAAATTGGGTGGATACGAGCTTGATTGGGCATCCAACGGTATCATCGAGAACGTTGTCGCGGACTTCTCCTACGACTACTTCATCGACGAATATATCGATTCTGGATTCTCTATCAATCCTCCTCTTATTTCTGGATATTAATAGATTCAAAAATAAAAATGCCTCGATTCGGTCGAGGCATTTTTATTTTTGATAAGTGTCGCTTGTCAAAAAAAATATCCGCAAATGCGGATATTTTTAGAATTTTGGCATGCTTGGCATAGAGAAGTTTCCTGCGTTTCTCATCATAGATCCTGTGTCTGGCATGGATCTCTGTTGAGATTCTTCGTCTTTTTTCCTTTGACTATCTTCTTCTTCTACTATTTCATTTACTATCTTTATGTTTTCTTCGAACATCCAGAATGGCCATTTGTCCATTGCTTCCTCTTGAGTGTGGAAGTGTTTCTGAAGCATTAGCTTATTCTTTAATATATGCTTCAAAGGCATCATGAATAACGAAAATACCTGAGGCTCCGTTGGGAAATTGCATCTCTGTGCGGATCTCCTCACCGCACGTACATGTCTTCTTCAATTCTTTTATTCCAAATGTCATTTTTCCAACCGCCGCGTTCAGGAATTGAAAAGAAATGTCGTCCATTTTTTCGAATTCCGCGAGTTTCGCTTTTATTCCGTCATATGTTATAGACGTTCTTCCCTCTAGCATGAAAGGAATTATCTTCAAAAATGAAAGATTTGGATTTTTCTTCTCGTTGTTTTCCTTTAAGATGTATTCTGTGAATGATTTTTGAAGGCCAATGTTCGGAGGAGTAAGCTCGAAGTTTTTTCCATTTACGGTTTTGAAGTGATAAGATCCGGTATTTCTGTTATAGAATCTGGCAAGCTTTTCGTCTATCTCATGAAATGCGAAGTTTTCTCTCTTCAGCTCTATGTTCAAGTCATTTCCGCATGAGCATTTTGCGTTTAGTGTAAGCGAGTTTCCTTGTTGGAAAGTAAGCTCTCTTATCATGAAGATAAGAAATAGTCTATCTTGATCCTTCACGTCTAAATATGATCCCATCTTTCCATCAGAGTATTTAACTCTCACGCAAGATTGTAGCATATCGTTCATTTTCTCTACAATATCATAGAAATTTTCATTATCTACCATAGAATACGATTGTATTTCCCTTACTTGTGCTGGTCTGATCATGAATGTCGTTCCTGATGGATAAAACTCACCACATGGCAACTCTCTTATGTCAAAGCTGAAGTATTGAAGATCTGATGTTCTAGATGCTTCTGTCGTTGCTTTGTTGGGAATGTCAGTCTGTTTTTCGTAATTGTCAGTCGATGCCATATCCTGTAGATGTCTTTTCAGGTAGTCTTCTTCGCTGATTTCGTTTTCGTTTGACATATTTGTTTCTTATTTTTTTGATATATATTAGATATATCTTCTTTCCTTATATTGGTTTATTTTGCCTAAGTTTTAAGCAATTGTAATAAAAAAACCTCGAATAAATCGAGGCTTTTTTATCTGTAATTCAATCTTTATTATGCGAATCCTCCGGCTGCGATAGCTCCTGTTCTTAGGATGGTCACGTTGTTCACGATTACTCCCATTCCTTTGATAGGCTCTACATAAGTGTCGAGAACTCCGATTTGGTTGTCGATGACCTCTGGAGTGTTGTTTTCTTCGTCCATTTTGTTGAAGTAGTTGTACAATCCGTTTTTGCTTACGTAAGTCTCGCATATCACGTCTGCTCTAAGCTTGATCTCTGCCCTGATGTCAGGAGTGTTGTATCTCCATTGGAAGTCGAGGAGCATTCTTGAAAGCTCTCTTTCGAGCTCGATCAATACCTCTCTTACGTGTATGTAAGAAAGTGCCGATTTGTATAGAGTCTGTGCTGTGTTCTCTGTCTCTATCACGTTTCCTCTGTTTCTTTTGAAAACGACAGGGTTCATCTGAGCTTGGTTAAGCCATTCTATGTCCTGTGGAGTGAAGTCTTGCTCCAATCCGGCGATGTTCGTTACTCTACCGTTGGTGACACCTGCTGCGATAGTCCATGGTGTTATCGATCCTACGTTTGATATGTGCTTCCTCATATAGGTAGTCGCTACGTGCGATGCTGGCGGCATTTCAAGCGGCCTTCCGTTGTCGTTCACTGTCAGATAAGGCGTGAAGTATCCTACGCATGTCGTTCCTGCTCCGTCTCCGAATGAGTATAGGAATGCCGGTCCGCTTTCAGGATCTCCTCCTTTTGCTATGAATTCTGCCTGTAGAACGCCTTCTCTATTTACGAAAGTTGGCGAGCTTGAGTTTTTGAACGATTTCATAGACGGCATGTTGATGAATCCGAACGCGTCGAGTCTTTCTCCACATATATCTACAAGCTGCTGCTTGGATCTTTCTGTGAGTCCTAGTCCGAATGAGTCGATCAGATATCTGAAGTCAATGGCCTCTTTGTTTGTCAGTGCGTGGAACATAGGTGTCCCTTTAGACACTAGGTTCAGTATCGCGTTTTGTCTAGCTTCTGTTCCATCAGGAAGAGAAGCTTCTCTTACTCTGAATCCTTTAAGAGATATTGCTTTGTATGTAGTCGCGTAGTTGTCTACCGTTTTGTATCTCGTAGTCTGCCTGTCTGTTCCGTAAGTTATCTTTTTGATTCTCGCGTCGCATGCTATCTCTACTAAATCAGGATTTCCTGCATATTGCCTCTTGCTAACTATCCTTGTCAGCTTCCTAGGATATTCTCCTACTTTGAGCGCGCTCTCGTCATATTCCGCTTCTAAGAAATCTCCTACTTTTACTTCGGTGTATCTAGCCGAGTTGACTAATATTTTGTTAGGCGCTTCGGAATATCCAGATGCTTCTTCTATTTCTAGAGTCTGTTTGTAGTTTGTTATTGCCGATATTACGTTGAAAGTTCCTGCAGTATCTATATTTACTTCTTCGAATCCGGTGAACTTCTCGTCCATGAAGAATGCATGCAGAAGATTGTCGGTATCGACATACATCTTCAGATAGTGCTTTTTGTTGAAGTCGTTTATTATTTTTACATTCTGAACTCTTTCGTATGTAGTCTCTTCGTTTACTTTGTATACATAGTTCCATAGTCCTGCCGTTCCTATGCTCGACGCTAGGTTGTCCGATATTATCGTGAAGGTTCCTGTGTTGGAAACTGCACCTTCTATCGAGATTATATCATATACGCTTAGTTCTGGATCTGTTGAGTCTGGCATGTTGAATGCGATATAGTCGTATCCTGCGGCAGAGGAAGTAGGTCCTACGTTCAGGCCGGCTGTCAATCCAAATACTGCCAAAGTGCTTTCTCCGTCAAAGAAGTATACGTCTGATATCTTGTCTTTTCCTTCTACATAAGGAGCAGCGTTCTGTGCTTCTGGTATAGATGATGGTATTTTGTTGCCATAGAAGAAATCTCCTGTGTTTATTACTCCGTCGAAATATCTTGTATAGAATTTGGCGTATTTTCCAACTACTCCATATCCTTCTTCTGTATACGCGACGCTATTCTGAGTCTTGAAACCTTTGCTTCCTATTATAAATTCGTTATCGACTGTGTATAGAACTAAGAATCCGTCTATAACATCTGCGATTTCGGCAGAAGTAAGGCCTGTGTTGATCACGAATGATTTGTCTTGTGTAGAAGAAGTTACTATGTTCGATATTGACATTCCTGCAAGGCTTCTCTTTTCTTGAGAAGTCGCGTTTATCAACATAGACATTTTTTCTCTGTTAGGGCTATCTATGAGATCTACTAGCCTGTTGAACATTTTGATCCTTCTATATTGGCCGTAGTTCTTCACGCTTGGAGAAGAGTCTGTGTCCATAAAGGATATCTTGATAGATCCTGATCCAAGATCTTCTATATAATAGTCTGACCCTGATCCAGTTCCAAAAACATAGTTCACGAATCCTTCGCCATCTACGTTCACGTCGGCGAAGTTGCTGCTTATTATCTGCTGTTCTTGAACTCTGAATTTTACGTATCCTAATACGATGTCGGAGCTAGCTACAGAAGGATTGTTGGCGTTGGTGCTATTCACCAGCTTTATCGTTCCGGTCGTGTCTAAAACGAATGCTGAAGAATATGTCGCAGCTGCCGTGCTATATATGTAGTTGCTTGCGTTTATCACCAGAGACGCTGTCTTTGATATAGGAACTCTTTTGTCTCCTATCACGCAGAACGCGTCGATGTCTGTGTTTTCGAACATGTAGTCTACTGATATGGAAGATGTTCCTACTACAGGACTTTCTTTATATAAGTTGTATACATATCCTTCTGCGAAGTATGTAGTCCTGTTGTTTCCGTTCGCTAAATATCCTGATGTCTTAGGATATTCGAAGGCGTGCGTGTTTCCTGTAGAATCGTAAGACCAGAGAGATGGATATATCGATCCTGTTCCACCTAATAGTGCGGTAACGTTTCCTGGCATATCGAGCGGAACTGCGTTTATTTCTACTTTTTCAGAAATCTTTTCTTGATATGAAAGGAATTCTATGTCAGTTTCGTTCTTTCCTGCGATAGTGTGTCCTATCAAATCCAGCTTTCCGTTGAAGAAGTCCGTCTCTGCCAAGTCTGCGTTGAACGCACAGAAAAGACCAGTTCTGTCCGTATCTCTGTTTATTACGGTCTCTATGAAGATGTTTCTTCCGTTGCTGTCTCTGAAGTATGGTATCAGAGAAAGACCTTCGTAATATGAAAGCAGAGAAACGTTTCTGTCGTTCGCGAAGTTCCTAACTTGGTCTTTTCTCAAACCATTTGAGTTGAAGTATGCACTCCATCTTGAATCTACTGCAAGATCTCTATAGTTCGACCAGTCTCCGCCCACTAGAAGAACGTCTACCATATAGTCTGATGCGAAGTCATTGACGTTCAGATAAGAAGGCATCTTATCTGCCGATCCGTACCATTCTATAAGAGATCTGTCAAATCCTTGTATAGCAGATTTGAACACGAATGCGGTCACATATTTGTCCGAAAGATTCGTTAGGCTCAGCACTCTTTCAGAATATCCTATATTATTTTTAGTCAGATTTATGAAAGATTCTGTATCTCTCTTCCAGAATCCGGTCGTGTCGAAGAATCTTCTATAAGGACCTTCTCTTTCTACGTCGTTTATGTAGTCTGATGAGGTGGATAGAGATTTATATTCAATCACGTCTAGGTTGTCGTCTGTAAGTAATAAGTTTATAGCGAAAACCGGTGCGGTTTCCAGCATCTTAGAAACAGTTCTGTGAAAGAAAGAGCCCTTTCTTTCGAGGCCTCTGTCTAATTGACCGAATATCGCCTCGAGGTCAGTCGTGTTGGTTATCCTGATAGGAGTGTTCACTGGTCCTTTCTTAGATACTCCCAGCACGAGGTTGGTGAGCCCTTCGATGACTGGCGTGGAGATAACCGAGTTATCATATTCTTCTAAGAAGATACCTGGTCTCTTGTATTTTCCAATTTGAATTGCCATATTTTTTTGTTTTAATTTTTTATCTTACGATATATATAAAATGTAAAAAGCGGTATTTTTCTATTTTTCTATAACAGACATATTATCTTCAGAATCTTTCTTCATGTCCGCCATCTGCTGCTTCATGTCTTTTTCCGCCTTCAGGACTTCTTTCTTCAGATTTTC